TACTGAGCAAGATAGAGATGGCTAAGCCTCCCTATAGGCTACCAAGTCCAAACATGGGTGATGCGCTGATGATGTCGCTGCATTCGCCTAAAGCAATAAACCAACAGAAGGTTGTTTTGAACTTCTCGGGATGGAAGCATGGCTAAAAAAGACGATTACGAATACGAGAAAGACTCCAAGAAAGAGTATGGCGAGGACACTTATGACTCTTCGAGCTATGAAGATCACGAGTATGTGGCTAACCTTCTGTCTGCTTCTCAGGAGGCTGACCAAGACCTGCGCGACAATGGACGCGAGGCTGCGCTGTTTGTGGATAAGCGCGATGGTCAGTGGGAACCCTATTGGTACAGCAATGCGAAAGAGTCCAAGTCTCCGCGCTACAGCTTTGATATGGTTAATCCGATTATTGATCAGGTTTGTTCGGAGATTGACCAAGCCTCCTTTGATGTCTCTGTCTCGCCTGCTGGCGGCAACAGCACCAAGGATATAGCGAATACCTACTCAGGCATTGTTCGTAATATTGAGTCTATGTCTGATGCTAGTGAGGTCTACAACCACGCAGCTCGTACTATGGTAACTACTGGCTTTGGCGCTTGGCGCGTTGTGCATAAGTACGTCAGTCAGGATAGCTTTGACCAAGACCTGTTCATTGAGCCTATTGGCAATGCCTTAGACCGAGTATGGTTTGATCCTGCGGCAGAGAAGCAAGACAAGTCAGACTCACGCTATTGCTTTATTCTTCACGCAATTGGTAAGCAAGAGTATGACAGGCGTTTCCCAGAAGGCTCTGGCGAGTCAGTAGATGAAGGCCGTGATGGCGAGGCTTACTACGACAAGGCTGAGGTAGTGGTCATTGGTGAGCTGCTGTACTGCGAAGAGGAAGAGCGCGAGCTTGCAATGATGTCGAATGGTCAGGTTCATGAGGTTGACGATGACTTCAAGAAGATCTCTGATGAGCTTGAATCCATTGGAGTGACAGAAGTACGCAGGCGTAAGCGCGTCAAGAAGTCGGTATGTTCACGGTTATTTGACGCTAGTGATTGGCTCGAAGAGAAGAAAGAGACAGTCTTCAGCATGATTCCGGTTGTGCCTATCTACGCCAACTACAAGATATTTGAGAACAAGACGATCTTCTGGGGACTTGTTGAAAAGCTGATGGACTCACAGCGAGTGCTGAACTACTCAGTCAGCCGTGAGGTAGCAGAGACTAGCCTTGCGCCAAGGTCTAAGTATTGGATGACAATGAGTCAGGCTGCTGGTCATGAAGATTCATTACAGACGCTGAACACTAACCATGATCCAGTTCAGTTCTTCAACGTAGACCCTGAATACCCGCAAGTGCCTCAGCAGCAAGGTGGCGCACAGATCAACCCTGCGCTACGCACAATGTCTGAAGCTATGCGAGGCATGATTACTTACGCCTCTGGAATGTTCTCTAGCAACATGGGTGACAATCCACAGAACCAATCTGGCGTGGCAATCAACGCGCTCCAGAACAAAGGCGATAACTCTACGATTAAATACTTCAAAGCCTTGGAGTACGGCATTCGTGCCACTGGTCGCATCTTGGTGTCTGCCATCCCAGAGATATACGACTCAGCGCGTACTGTGAGGCTGTTGAAGGAAGATAACACCTATGACGTTGCTGACATCAACCAGAAGGTTATAGACCAACAGACAGGCGATGTGGTGACTGTGAATGACCTGTCGGTAGGTAACTACGATGTGCAGGTCAAGGCTGGTGCGAGCTTCAAGAATCGTCAGCAGGAGACCATTGAAACAATCATTGAGATTGCCAAGGTTGATCCTACGATCCTACAGATCGCTGGTGATGTCCTGCTAGACAACGTGGCTACGGCCTCAGCTCAGCAAATTTCTGACCGCAAGCGCGCACAGATGATAGCTGCCGGCCTGATACCTCAAGAGCAGATGACTGAAGAAGAGCTGAAGGCAGCGCAGCAGCAGCCGACTGAGCAGCAGCAAGATCCGAACATGGTTCTAGCACAGGCCGAGCAGATCAAAGCTCAGGCTGAGATGATGAGAGCGCAGATAGAGCAGGCCAAGCTCCAGAACGAGCAGATGAAGCTACAACTGGAAGCGCAGAAGCTCCAGACGCAGATGCAAGGCGATCAGGCTGAAAACCAGATAGACTTCTTCAATGCCGAGACTAAGCGCATGGACACTCAAATCAAGGCTCAGCAGGCAGGAGCTACGATTGACAGGACAAGCGCACAGGCAGTAGGAGAGCAGCTTAACAACCAAGAGAAGATGGCTGACATCAGCGACAGGCAACGTGCTGAGGCCGAGAGGATGCGAGCTGAGGCCCAACGCCGAGCAATGAGATATATGTCTGACTCTGAGATAGCGAGAATGCAGAATGGCTGAACGCAGACCAAGCGCAGGATCATCAGCTCTTAATGAGGCCTTAAAAAATCTCGCGTCTGAAAGGTATTCTTTGCAGGGTAGAACGCAAGTTGCGCCTAGAGTTCAAACAGTGCAGCCTTCGCGGCCTTCTTTCCGTTCGGCCTTATCTAACATCATGCGTGACGCAATAGACGCGACAGGTCTGGAAGGTGGATACCGTCAAGGTCTTCTCAATGCCGCTGGAGGCGTTGAAACAGCAGCAGACTTCTTGCCAGTGGTTGGTGACGTACTTGGCTTAGAGGACGCATCAAGAGCCTATGGACAGGGCGATATGCTTGGTACTAGCATTAACATGATGGGCGTTGTGCCTATTGTTGGCGATGTAGCCTCTAAAGTTGCAAAAAAAGCTAGAAGCAATTTGCGGAACATATACCACGGAACAAGTTCTGATTCTGCAAAAGCAATAGATAAATTTGGTTTTGATCTTGATAAATCCGCAGACGGTTCTGCTTGGTTTACCACAAACCCAGATATCGGTGAGGTAGCAGCAGCCGGTGAAGGTGGAATTGTTCAACGCCAAATAGATGACTCTCAACTAAAGTTAGCCAGCTTTGATGAAACGGATAAATACTCAAACGGTCAACTCATAGATATGGGTTATGACGGCGCATATTACCCAGACGGAGAAGGCGGCGCTCATTACGAAATATGGAATCAGGATAAACTTAATAAGTTACCTTCATTAACTATTGGAGACACTCCGCTGGAAGGCGCTCCGTCTTTGCCGAGAATCCCAGAGCGCGGCCCTGTTCGTGTTGGCCCTAACCCTGAAGTAGCAGCCGCCGCTCAAGATTACTCGCAACTTTCTGGCATTCCTTCTCAGCCAATCGTCCGTTATGTCTCTGTAGATGAGCCAAGAGCTACACAGATAGCTAGAGAATATGACTTGATGAGGCACGATCCTCAAAACCCTGAAGTAAAACGCTCTTATGATGCAATGATTGAAGAAACTTTAGGACAGTATGAGTCTTTGATAAATAGAGGAATTGAGCCTTATTTTATCAATGATGTTGATCCTTATAAAAATAGCCCATACGAAGCGTTGATTGATCTTGAGCAAAATAGACGCTTAGGAATATTTCCTACTCGCTCTGGGTTTGGAAGCGATGTTAATTTTGATCCTAAAGATAATCCTTTATTGGGTGAGTCAGGTTATAATATAGGCGGTCAGCCTGCTCTAAATAATGACATTTTTAGATTTGTTCACGATGCAATGGGGCATGGTAGAGGTGGTGTAGGATTCAGGGCAATGGGCGAAGAAAACGCCTACCAATCTCATGCCGGAATGTATTCTCCATTAGCAAGGCGAGCATTAGCATCAGAGACCAGAGGACAAAACTCTTTCTTAAACTATGGGCCTAATGCTGAAGCAAACCGCACAGCTAGTGTTGAAGACACCATATTTGCAGACCAGAAAACAGGATTGATGCCGAGGTACGCATCTGAGTCAGGATTGATAATCAATGACGATAAGCGAGAAAGATTTTTTGATGCTTTGCGCCGTGGTGAGACAGGGCTGGAAGGAGCAGTCACAGATGATGGAAAGCTGCGAATCATCCACAGATCAAACCGGCCCATTGAGCGAGTCGATCCAGAAATGTACGGCGAAGGACTCTCTGGTAGGACCATTGCCGAAAAAAACCGAGCCTCAAACCCAGATTTCGTCAAGCGTTCCTATTACGGTATCCCTGCATCGGAGAATCCGTATAGACGAGAGATGGGAATAGGCAGCATTCAAAATGAAGTTTTAATTGAGCCTGAATTGCTTTATGACGCTAGGAAAGACCCTGATAAATTATGGACTCCAAATGATACAACTGCTTCCGAAAAGCGCATAGCAGACAGCAATTACACTGGCTATTTTGTAGACCATCCAAAGCTAGGCAAGGTTGCTGCTATATTTGACCCGTATGACGTTAAGAAAGTGTATACCGTTCCTCTTGTTGCCGTAGGCGCACTAGGCATGATGGGGCAAGAGGAGGAGAAACAGCCAGACTCATAAATCTATATCAAAATATTTTGATATAGGTATAAAGTTTATGGAAGCGTAATAGTGGTTCAATTCCACAGGCGATAATCTATCGGAGCCTTGCTAGGTAGCCGCTTCCTCCATATTTTAAGAAAAGTATTGCTTTTTACCAAATTGTGGTATATTTGACCACTAGCGCACTCCACGCTTTTCTGGAGCAACGGAACCTTACCGCTCATTAAGGCATTTACATAGGTAAAAACGATGGAACCAGAAGATATGGTCGATGAGGCTTATGAGCTTGAAGACGTAGAAACTGTAGATCAGGAAACTGATTCCGACTCATCAACGGATACTGGTGAAGACCAAGAGCAATCCACTAGACCTGTTTTTAACGAAGAGCAGCAAAAAGTTTTTAATGAACAGATTTATAAGGAGAGAGGGAAGCGCAGAGCATCAGAGCGTGAACTTGAAACTTTAAATAACAAAATTAGAGACTTAGAGCAGCAGATTCCTAAAGAACAGCCGCCCGAAGTGCCGAAAGTACCTGACTTCTATAGTCTCTCTGATAGAGAGATACAGGAGCAGCTCCGACAGCGTGATGAGGCGATTGCCAAACGAGCTGAGTTTGATGCGCGTCAGCAGGCTATGCAAAGCCAGCAGCTAGAAATGCAGCGTCAACAGCAAGCAGCGGCAATTAGTGAGCAGAATGCGAAGATCGCAACCTACGCAGAACGCTCTAAGAAGCTCGGTGTAAAGACTGAGGATCTGCAAAGCGCAGCTAACAAGATAGGCCAGTTTGGGATAAACCCAATGCTGTCCAGCCATCTAATTGATTTAGAAGATGGAAGTCTTGGAACTCTGTACTTAGGTCAGAATCTCTTAGAGTTAGATAAGTTGGCGAATATGCCTGCTAATCAAGCGTTGCTGTATTTAGATCAGACCATTATGCCAAAGGCTAGAAAACTTAAACCTAATGTTAATGCCGCTCCTGATCCACTAGACACGCCAAAAGGTGCTGGGGTAAGTCCCAAAGCTGGTGGCCCTAAAGGAGCAACTTTTGAATGAATGAGGTGATCCAGAAATGGCTAATAATCTTAATAGCAACGTCACACGGAAAGTCGCTCGTGTCTTCTTAGATGCCTTTGAGGCTTCTCGTGTAGTAACAAAAACTGTCAACACTCAACTGTTGTCAGGTAAGTTCAATCCTTCTAGCGGCTCTAATGTAGACTTTAAGCGTCCGCATGACTACAACACAATCCGCACTTCTGGCGGTGATATCAGCGGCTCTGATAAGTCAGACATCATTGCTGGTAAAGCAACTGGCACAGTTCAAAACTACTTCACAGCAGCCACTGAGTGGGGCAACGTGCAAGAGGCTTTGGAGCTAGACCAGTTAGATCAAATCCTTGAGCCTATGGCTCGCAGAATCGTAACTGACCTTGAGCTAGACCTTGGCGCGTTCATGCGTAAAAACGCAGCGTTGAGCTACGGTGATCGCGGCACTGTTGTTGACGCTTGGTCAGACGTAGCTGGTGCTGGTGCGTTGATGGACTCAGTTGGTGTGCCAATGTCAGACGAGAAATACTATCTGATGAACCCATTCACAACCACTGCGCTGTCATCAGCTCAGAACGGTCTGAATGCGTCTGACGGTCTTGTTCGCACAGCTTGGGAGAAAGCGCAAATCAGCCAGAACTTTGGTGGCATGATGGCTCTGACTTCTAACGCTCTGAGCAGCTATACGTCTGGCTCTACCACTGATCGAGCTGGTACTTTGAATGGTGCTCCTGACGCTACTTATGTCACAGCCAAGGACACCATGCAGCAGACTCTGGTTCTCGCTGGTTTAGGAACTGGTACTATCAAGGCTGGTGATCAGGTAACTATTGCAAACGTCAACCGTTTGAACGTAGCTACTCGTGAGCTTATCCTTGATAGCGCAGGCGCTGCTGTTCCGTGGACAGGCACTGTCCTTGAGGATGTGACTATCGCTGCTAACGCTGCGACTATTACAGTCTCTGGCGCGGCTATCTTTGAGGCTAACGGCCAATACAACAATGTCGATGCAGCTCCTGCTGACGGCGCGGTTGTGACTATCCTTGGTGCTGCGTCAACTGTCTATCAGCCTAATATGTTCTTCACCAAGCAAGCGTTTGGTCTTGGAACTGTTAAGCTGCCTAAGCTCTACTCAACTGACA